AATAATTTTATTGGTAGTGGTAACCAAAAATTAACATCATTGACTGAAAGTGAAATTAATAGTTTTGAAACTTTTTTAGGTAATCAAACAAAGGATTATATTAGAAATTTTAATTCTTATGTTACAAATCTTAATTTTTCCGTTCTGGGTAGTTTACCCAAAAAGACAATAAACATACCAGTTATTAATAAAAATGTCGAAGGATTTAATGTATTATTGAAAGAATTTAATGTTAAAAATAATGACAATATAACCTGGGTTGTTAGAGCCTTAGAATTTAAAGATATTGAAATATCAATTGATGGTGTTAAATTAAAAAATGTTTTTTATAACCAACGCGAAACACTTTGGAATGAAACTACTAAAATTAAAATGTGCGAAGCCATTGGCTTATTGTATGATAGCTTTAGCACATCATCAAATTCATCGGTAACCTTCACAAAAAAAATTATAGAAAAATATGTAGAAGACGCTAATATTTTCAGGGCATTATTAAATAGTATAGAACAAGATAGGTATAATAATGTCACTTTGGGGTCGCAAGATAACGATGAGTTTGGGCAAAATAATACTGATACATATATGGCCACACCAACATTTTTAAGTAAATGCTTTTCAAAATTGGGTGTTAATTATTTTCCTGGCCACACAAAAACAAGATATTATGGTGGCTATGCTAAAAGACAAAATAACACAATAGATTATTCCCACAGTGAAATATATTATTACATAGATAGATTGGTTGAAAATTACACGAAATTAAAGACGAGTAATTATAACAAATTTTTGGAATTAAAAAATGATATTATTTCATTAATAGAGGATATTTTTAAAAATACCGCTGACCTTGGAAATATTGTTTATTTATTAATTACATCTATAAATAATATTTTAATACCAAAGGATAATCCAGAATTAGTTAACGATTACTTTGGTATTTTAGCGTCAAAAAAAATAGCAAGTGCCGCCGCTTCAGTAAATAATATCACACCAAATTCACTATCAATTAATTTGGACACAAGTCCATTTGGTGATACAGTAAGAGATTATACATTTACACTTTTTGCTGTACAAAAAGGAGATAAATTTATGGTTAAAAATGAAACAAATAGAGTTGAGGTTTATTTTAATATTGGCGAAAAAATTAAAGGTGGTTTCGAAACAACAACCGAAATAACCATAAAAGGTAGATTGAGAATGTCAATTATTGACGGTTCTGGTAATATAAAAAATATTGCTATACCGATCAAATCAACAATAAAACCAAAGCAAAAAAATAATCCAGTACCATCACTATCGTCACAATCTTTAAGTCAGGTACAAAAATCAATTACTGATTCTGTATTTCAATCTAATTTAGGGTAATATGAAACAAGTATTAATAACAGAAAACAACAATAGTAGTATCGTTATAAGTTTAGAATCGAATACTAAGCTACCAGGGTCATATATTAATGCAGATTATAATATACCCGAAGATTATAAATTACAGCAATTAGAGGCGATAGCTAATAAAATAAGTAATAATGACGTTGAACCCAGTGACAAGGTTACGCAGAAATATATAACAAACACAAAAATCATATCAACTTATGATGATGTTATAAATCATTTTAAACCAAACCCAAATAAGTATTTTATAACTGGTGTCACCGATAGTAAAGCCAGTTTAATAACAAAATACTTTAAAAAGAGTGATTTTTTAAAAACAGCCGAATCATTAAAACCACTAAAAAAATTAAATTTTAAAAAATTAACTGGTGATGATTCCGCAAATTTGGTTGAAGTTGAAAACGATGTGAATCTTAACCATCTTATCAGAACCAATGTTAAATTAACCATACCTGGTTTAGATATCAACGCAATGATACTTTCAGAAAATTCAACTGGTTTATTAGAGTATATTCTTTATTTAGATACTGAAAATCCTATAAAGTATGTTGATTTAGGTAACGGATTGTCTAGATTTATGTTTATGAGGTCTCACAACGAGACTGAACCAACAGCAAACATGGTTATTTATGACAGTATAATTGAAGAACCAAAAATCATCTCTGAGGTATTTATTGATAGAGGTTTAAATAGTGCATTTGAACGTGTGAAAAAATTAAAAAACATTAAAAATATAAACGAGTTGACAAAGACGGGGCTTGGATATTATAAAATAAATACAAAAGGATACAATTTTAAAACAACATAATAATGGCAATCGGAGTATATGGTGTAAAAAGACCAGCAGATGTAGACCCAATAGATATTGAGGTTATTGTTATTTACACTAAAACAAGAAACTCAACCGAAGTACAAACGGTAACAAAATTATTTGGTACACAGGTAATCAGACCAATGATGTCAAATGCCAGTTTAGGTGGTAGTGACGTTGAGATATTGGGTGGTTTATATAATTTAACATTACCCAGAGATGTTTTTAATCAAAAGGGTTTTTACACAATTTATTTAAGACCAGCACAAATTAGAGTTAAAATTGAGGATTGTGCTGAACTAGCAACATATCCAGATGTAAAAGGTCTTGTTTTTAATATTGACCAAGCACCGATTGATTTTATTAATAAATTCACAAATAACGGTTTAGACGGTTATCGTGTTGAATATTTGAACAATGATGGTTCAAAAATACCTAATTTATACAGAATTATAACATCTTCATTTATATCTGAACCCGTTCAAATTAACACACCAAACTCTTCACAAAAAACAATAAAATACATATATAATAATGTTGGTAATTTATTATTTTGTACAGTAACACCTAACACAGCACCAAGTTTTAAACCAACCGCGGCACCATTCATTGGTAGAAAAGATCAAAATGTGATAATAACAAACACAAACTTTTCACCACAAATGATTGAGCTTGAAATGGTTAATTATGATTTAGAAAGCTTGGCTATTGGTTTATTTGCTGATCAAACAAAATCCATGGATGATGGTATTTACACTCTTTATGATTTTGATGGTAATATATACGCTCAATATGATTTATATGAAATTAGAGATAGTGTGGACAAAAAACTTTATGAAGTTAGAAGAAAAAGAAACGCTATTGATACAACAAAAACTTTGAATAATATAGTACGAAATGGCTGATCTTAGTTTTACAACAAATAATCAAATTATTAGGGATTTATACAACACAGCTCAAGAAGCGGTAGAAGCATCAAGAGCGTTGGGTTGTGATGGATATAGAACATATCTTATAAATGGTGAGACAAAGTATGTACCTTGTTCTTCCTTTGTCCAATATGAAAGTGCTTTAAGATACAGAATCGTACAAGGTAAAATAGGTGCGTTTGGTAGTGATACCTTTGGTAGTAAATTAGTTGGTTTTCAGTTTGCTAACGCTAAAGACGAAATTGCTGGTGATCCATTTTTCACAATGGGTAACTTCTCAATAAAAAGAAGCGTACAATTAACACCAGCGACACAATTACAAATACAAACCAACGAAAGTACACAAAATGATGCTGTAAAAAGTTTTACCGTTGATAGTATTGCACAAAGAAATTTACCTTATTTTGAAGGTAAAGAGTATATTGACGCTTTAAAACAAAAGGTAACTGAGAATTTAACAGTTAAAGTTTTATTCGATAAAAGAAAATTAGATAATTACGTTTTATTCTCTTCATTAAAGGAAAGAATTAAAAATGTGCTCATAGAAATTTTTAATAATTACCCAGGTGCTATCAGATTGGAACCAATTTCAATAATAACACCATCGGTAACTAACTATGTTAATTTTCCATTAGAAAATAAAAGTGAATTTAAAGTAAACCTTTATGGATTAAATAATCCGTTTGGTATTGAATATAATAGTTCTGGTACCACATTAGAAAATAGTGAAACGGTAACAAAATATAGAAACTTTACAAAGACATATGCGGATTATGTTGTTAATTATAATGGGATTGAGTACCCAATAGTGGGCGTTGTTTTTCCGCAAAACGCAAATGATGATGCAACTGGTATTAGATTAACGGTACAGGGTAATCCTTTTGGTGATATAATTGATATTAACGATTCAGCGAATATTAGATTTTACATAAAACCAAAAAATAAAATCTATAACGACTTTTTTACAAACTTAAGTGATTTAGCCGCATTTCTTTTAAACAAAGATCCTAATACTGGTGATTTTGTTAGTGAATTTGTTTACCCTTCTGTTGATGATGATGGTAAATTATTAACAGTTAAAGAAACTTTAATTTTCCCAATGTTTGATCAATTTAACATTGACATGTTCAGTGATAAATTTGACAAATACACAACTACTTTAAATGATTTTTCTGATTCTTATGATAGCGTTAAAACAAATTTAATAGCTAGATTTTTAACAACCGATTCTTTAAAAGAATTCGATACTGAGGATAGAAAAGTTAATATGTTATTCCAATTATATGGTAAGACATTTGACGATATTAAAAAATATATTGATGGAATAACTTTTATGCGTAACGTTAGTTACGATAAAATTCAAAATGTACCTGATTTGTTGATAAAAAACTATGCGACAATGTTAGGTTTTAAAACATTTGAAATTGAAGATGAAAACACATTAATAGATTCGTTATTTTCAACAGAGTTAGATGATGTTGAAAAAAGTACAACACCAGCTGAGATTGATATTGAGATATGGAGAAGAATTTTAATAAACTCAGTTTATTTGTATAAATCAAAAGGTACAAGAAAATCAATTGAATTTATTTTAAAATTGGTTGGTTTACCAGATGAAATTTTTGAAATAAACGAGTACATTTATTTGGCTGAAAGACCATTAAACGCTCCAGATGTTTTAAATCAAATATACGGTGCTTCAGCAATAAGCGACCCAAATGCCTTGATAGAAAGAGTACCTTTTGATACACAAGGTTTTCCAACAGTACCTATAAATGTTAAATACCAAGAAAATGGTGGTTTTATAAGACAAGATAAAACAAATATAGGCCCGTTTGATTTTGGGCAAAGATATATCAGAGAGTACAGAAAATTTGAAAATACTTACTTATTTGATTTATATAGAACCGTTGATAACGTTAAAAGCTGGGCTTATAGCGAAATACCAAAAACATATTATAAAGATGATGTTAATGGTTTTACCGAGTACGAATCAAATCATAGTAAATTAACGGTTAACTCTAAAGAACTTGAGGTTTATTTATCTTCTAATAGAATATTTGATGTTCCTGTGTATAGACAATATATTAGAAACATCGGTATTGTAAATGCGGATTTAAACATATTAAATAAATTCAATTCTGTTGGGTTAAGTTTCAATCAGTTTATAAAAAAATCATTAGATGTTTTCATAAACCCAAAAAATAGAAAAACAATAAAAACTTACCCAACATTGAGTAAGATTTATTTTGATTATTTAAAAACAACAAACACCCCAATAGATAATATTAGAAGTTTAGAGTTTTTAAATAAATTTGATTCATCTTGGGTTAAACTAATTGAGCAATTTGTTCCAGCAACATCTATTGTTAATGCTGGTAAAAAAATTCAAAACTCCACATTTTTAGATAATAAATTTGTATATAAACACGGTTTAAATAATGACGTTTCATGGTTGGGTACCGATGGTTCAGAATTCCAACAAAAAGCTTTAAAACCAGTTTATTTGGGCACAACAAATGTAACCGAAAATGTTGGTAACATTAACCCAACACTTATAGGTGAATCACCAACATTCCAAATAACAGGTAAACCAGGTGCAAAACTTATTGGTGAGGATCCAACAATTAATGAGTATTTTGGTGTTCATTACACAATGTTTGAATATTGTGATGAAAGTGAAGGTGCTTTTCACAATTGGCAAAGTGGTGTTGATTATGGTGATGATTCCATTTTTGGTGGGAATATAAATCAACCATCATATACATCAACGCCTAGATATGGTGTTTTTGTTATTTACAGAAATAGTTTATACCGTTTAAATACAAAATATTTGTTTCAAGATACGGGTGCTCTACCTGATATACATACCGCTGGAACTGGTTCAACAATAGAAAGTAGATACCCACCAAATAAAGCAACTGTAACAAATATTTCTGGTGACACAAAACATATTTGGGAAAAAATACCAATTGACGCTGATTCGAGAACAATAACATTTGGTGATACACAATCGCTAAATATTACAAGAACTGAAAGATCTTGGTATATGAACTCAATTGGTCGTGGTATAGCACACATCGGTATTGGAATTGACTTTGATTGTCCACCACCTAGACCACACGTTTGTTATTACGATTTTACTGGAAGAACAATAAACATCGTAACAAATACATTAAAAACATTTGTTGATGAAGAGGGTGATGTTCAGACAGTAAAACAACCTAAATTTTATGGGTTTAGTAGGGATTATACACCATCAAAACCAGGTGGTTTAGTTTATGGTTCTATATCAAAATGGGCGGCACCATACAAAAAACGTTTTACTTGGGTTGATGGTGAAGTTTATTACAAAGGTGAAATAATTGCAAATATTCACGCCACTAACAAAGAAAACTTAGTTGCGGGTAGTAATGTTTATATTGTTACAGGTGATACCGTAACTGGTACAACAAGTTACCCATCATTACCATTTACTGGTTTAACGTTAGTTGCAACGGCAATAACGCCAGGAACTACTGGTACAACAGTTAATAGTTCGTCAATAACAGGGGATACGCCAGGTGGTATGTATGAAAGATATCAGGATAGAACAAAAACAGATCCTTTAATGCATATTGATACGGCTTATATCTCTAAAATAAAATTAGACCCAAATAGAGCTGTTTATTCAATAAATTTAACAAAATCACTAAATTTATTGCACATATTTAGTGGAGCAACCCCACAATTATCTTTTAAAGCTAAAGATAATATCATAAATGGTGAATTATTTATATCGGATTCTATAACAGCAAATTTTGATGGTTTTTATAGTTTAGATGAAACTAAAGTTGGGCCATTTTATACATTAAACGAGGATGGTATTTTTATACACACGTTAGAAAATAATGTTCTATTACAACCAAATTTCAATAATTATATATCAATTCAATCATTAAATGAGAATTTTAATGGTTTGGGGAATGATTTAAGTTTAGTTAATAGTAATCCTGGTTTTTATTCGATAACAAAAAGTAGTTATTTAAATTTCAAATTTGAACTATATTTTGAATCAAATGAAAACGTTGATCAAACAGTACAGGTAAAGTTAATTAATTCATTAGGTTTTGTATACGACACCCAAGATTTTATATTTAACGGTTCGAATAATGCTGATTTAAGACAATATACGTTTGAGTATACTGGATTTTTTAATGCTGGTGAAAGGGTTTACCTCGTTATATCACCAATTGACATACCTTGTACATTATCTAGATACGAAGAAATTGATTATACACATGAAGAACCAGATGAGGTTGATTATAACGCATTAAATGACCCAAGATTCAGATTATTATTTTATTCTGGATTTTCTGGTAGGTCACAATTTTTGGATGGCTTCTCAATAAAACCAATTTATAATTTATCTAATTTAGATACAAATAATTTAATATTAAGACGTGATGAAACCATTTAT